CGCTTTCAAAGATAAGTGGTGGGGATTTCGTGCTTTACCATACGTTGCTAGAACAATAGATAATTGGAGATATAGACGTCATATCTATAATAATAAGATTAGAACGTATAAAGTTATTGGATCTCGCCCTACTAGTTATAAAGTAGGATCTCGCCCTGTTAGTTATAAAGTTGGTTCACATCGTCAAATTATCGGATCCCGACCTTACTAAATAAAAAATATGTCAGGTTATCACTCTAGACATGGAACTGCTCCAATAACTCCTCCACCTACCAAGAAACGTAAACGTTCAACCTCTCGACTTAATCCTAAAATTGCTGATGTTGCAGTACAAGGTACATTCAAGGCAGTAAAGCAAAAGTTAGTAAAGGGTAAGTCTATGCACACGGGCTCTAAGAAAGAAATTAAGGTTTCTAAACAATTTCGGGAAAACGTAAAGGAAGTATTGAAAGACAAGTCGTATTACGGCAGATTAATGGCAACATATGCTGGATCGATTTATGCAAATATTCCTCCTAACAAAGCAAGTTACTTTCCTATTACCACTTGGTTTGGTGATGGATATCGTGAATGGTACTGGACTCCTTCTGAATTAATGTCTGTAGCTAATTCATGTTTTTTGAATGATGCAACATTTCCTAGAGCGATAGTCCAAGTAATCCCACCAACCGCCCCTCCTTCTAAAAAAACGGTAACTGGAACAACGTCATTTACTGTTGTTAATTCTTATATGAACATCAAATTGAAAAACAACACGTCAAATACTTTTCAGATCGATTTTTATACTGTTCAACCAAAGATTCAAGGACAGTCTACTTCTACTACCTATGATATTCAAGGCAATGGAGTTAATTCAGTGTCGGCAGTTCCTGGTCTTATAGCATCTTGGTTAAATGCTGTCGGGGAACAAAAAGAATCTGGACTTCTGAATCCCGAATATTCTCCTGATGATTGGTCTAATTCCCCATTTGAGATCACTGGGGTATCTAGACAACATGATCACGAATTAACTCGAATTATAATTGGACCCGGACAAACTGAAAATATTGTTATTCAAGGTCCAAAGAATTTAGAATTTAGTTATGATAAATGCTGGAAAAACACACAATTTTGTGATGTAATGAAATATTCTAAACAGATTGTGACTCGAGTGCAGTTGGAAAATTTAACGGATGGAATTGATAATACAAAACATGGAATTCCAGGCTATACAATTAGCAATGGTGGTGCCACTCCTGTTGATCCTGTATTGGAAATGATCAAAGAAACTCGGTATCATATTACTATGCCTGATCAAACATTGGGATGGTTGTATACAAGTAATCCAGATGGATATGCTGTTGCTGCTGCTAGACGATCTAGAGTATTGCGTAAGTATCAGTTCTTTTCTGGTGGTATGAGTTCTACAGGTTTAACTACGTTGCCTGAACAACCATTCCTAGATAAAGTACAGACTTAAATAAAGTGGCGTATTGAGTGATTAGTAGACCTAGGACGTTCGACTAACCCTAAGTGAGAACCGTCCTATAGTATTACCTACTAATCACGGTTCTCACTTCTCAGGGTAGATCCCCCGCCGACCCTCGATTATGCGCGCCACCTGACCGTGCCCGCGTGTATATAAAACCCCAAGACATGTGGATGTAAACCGATATAAAATGACATGGATAGACGACGTAGACAGGGAATATTTTGGATACTTACGATCAAACATGCCGAATTCACACCTTACCTACCCCCTGGATGTGCTTGGATTAGAGGACAACTGGAACTCGGTGAATCAGCTTTCCTCCACTGGCAGATCCTCGTCGGATTCAGCAAGAAGATGGCTCTTCCCGGAGTTCGTCGCATCTTTGGACCAGCCCACGCCGAACTTACTCGCTCAGACGCCGCTGCAGAATATGTATGGAAGGACGACACAAGGATCAGTGGAACGCAATTTGAACTTGGGGCTAAACCGATCCAACGCAATTCGAAGACGGACTGGGAGAGTGTATGGTCCTCCGCCGTCTCCGGAGATCTCTCCTCAATTCCGCCAAATGTACGAGTTGTCTCATATCGGACCCTACGAGCAATCGCATCAGATCATTCAACGGCTGTACCAATGCTTCGGGAATGCTGGGTTTTCTGGGGCCGAACTGGAACTGGCAAATCACGAAGAGCTTGGGATGAAGCTGGTCTGGATGCTTACAGTAAAGATCCGAGGTCCAAGTTCTGGGATGGATATCAAACTCAAAAATGTGTTGTCATCGATGAATTTAGAGGTGGTATTGATATATCCCACATGCTCCGCTGGCTCGACCGTTATCCAGTACGTATTGAAATCAAAGGAAGTAGTAGGCCGCTAGTTGCTGATAAAATATGGATAACTTCTAATGTAGATCCTCGCCAATGGTATCCTGATATAGATCCTGAGACACTTGGTGCTTTAATTAGAAGACTTAATATAACTCAGTTTCACTAAAATAATGTATGTTATCCCTAGATACGTTAAAAGAGGTATTGGGCCCCGTGTGTTTGCTCCTAAGCTTAATGCTCCTTATAAGTACCAGCGTCAACTGGATGCTGCGCTTCACAGACAACGCCAATGGAAGGCTCGGAAACAACTCTTTAGCAGATCTATGCACTTTATTCAAGATCCTGAAACCCGTAATAACAGAAACCGCGAAAGAGCAATAAGAAGATTGAAAAAGAATGGTCTACTAGAAGTTAACAATCGATTTTGGACGTGGTTTCATGCTACTAAGAAACACATTAAAGGAAAGAAAGATTATTATGAAAGAAAGAGATTAAATGCATATGGCATCCGTCAAATGTACTCTAACTTAAATAAATATGGTTTATAATAAATATTACAAAGATAATAAACAGTATTATAACTTAAAGAAACAAAGAGCAGTTCGATCTAAGTATCAGTTTTGGGAGAATAATGCCAAGAAAGTAGCTAACGCTTTCAAAGATAAGTGGTGGGGATTTCGTGCTTTACCATACGTTGCTAGAACAATAGATAATTGGAGATATAGACGTCATATCTATAATAATAAGATTAGAACGTATAAAGTTATTGGA